TGTTCCCATTAGTCCTATTGGACCCATTGGTCCTGATTGTCCAGCTCCCATAATTATTCTGATATATATATAAATAAATAAAAAAAAAAAATTAATTAATACATTAATAAATTAATATAATTATTTTTAAAACTAAATTATGTTGACGTAATTATTTTTAAAAAGAACATAAATTAATCTGATTCTTCAATTGCTTCCTGGATATTACCTTGACGATTTACAATGATTTTAAGTTTACGTGTTTTAGCAAATTTCTTTTTTAGTTTATCTATTTCTTCTTGTTCTTCATCTCTTTCAATATCATATTTTTCGTTATAATGTAAATCATGGTATCTCCATATTTTTGGATGACCGACTCGAAAAGTATCGTGTTTTGATGCTTTATACCAAAAAATTTGGTCACGTAAATCTGTACTATTACCTGATGTTTTTATAACAAGACATTCATGGTCTTGTGTACAAGAATCTAATATATTACAAAAATGTTCAAAACTTGGAATCATACCTGCATAATCATCATATATTTTTTTACGATTTTTGATACTAGGTTCATTAAATACAAATACATAATCAATATTACTTCGAAGCGCAGGTGGAATACCAAGAGGATATTGTAATGTTAATATAAAAAATATATTATAATGTCTACCATTAAAAAATATACTTTGAATAGTCTTTTCACGTTTCCACGCAGCAGCATCATGTAACATATCATCTAATACAACAAATGCACGATTCGATGGTGTTAATCCATCTGTATGACCATTGCCTCTAGCTTTTTTAACTTTGTGAGATTGTTTCATTAACATCGATTCGATTAAATCAGGATTATATTCGGAATGAATAAATGAATCTGGCACAAAATCACCAAAAAATGGATTCGCTTCTTCAGTTCCTGAAAAAATTAATCCAACTGGAATGTCTTTATGATGATAAAAAATATCACGAACAAGCCAACTTTTTCCAGAACGCCTTCTTCCAAGTAAAAGCACTGTTGCATTAGGAACAATGCTCTTAATTTTAAATTTTCTTAATGATAATTTTTCAAATTCATTCATATTAATATAATATAGTAATATAGAATAAATTAATTTTTAAACGTAAACATATATAATTATAGACTTGAAAAATATTTATAATTAATTAATTTATTGATTAATATTAATATATATGAAATTAGTAGATAAAATAGAAGATACCGAAGATACCGAAGAAGGTAATAAAGGTAACAATGACGATATAGATAATATAAGTGAAGTGAGCAAATATTATGAAAGTTATGAAGAGTATGGTGAAGGTCATCAAAGTGGATATGATGGTGACCAAAGTGAATGTGAAGGTGAAGGTGAAAGTGAAAGTGAAAGTGACTGTGAAGGTGAAAGTGATTCGTATATAAATTTAGAATTTAGCATAGAATCAGAATTATATGAGCCTGGTATAAATAAATGTTATATAGAAAATATGGATATTATTGATAAATATGATGATGCATATGTAATAGATGAATTATCAGAATTTGAAATAATAGATGAGTACAATTACATTATTAATAATCGATATAGAAAACAAACATGGTATGCATATTTTAGAAAATTATATGTTATATCTATAATTTTAATAGCAAGTATAATATTTTATGTATACTATGCATATAAAAATAATCATTTAAAAAAGAATACGACGCGTGTATAATATTTAAAATTAATGTTATTATTAAATATAATGATATTAACGATAGATGTTGGTTTAAGAAACTTGGCAATGTGCATTATGAGTGCAGATAATAAATCTGATATATCTACATATAAAATACATCATTGGGAAACATATAATACTTTAGACGAAGATAGTTATATATGTAATAATATACAAAAAAATGGTGAAATATGTGGAAAAAAGTGCGGATATAAATATATAAAAGATAGTGTACATGTATATTGTTGTAAAGTTCATTTCCCAAAGGAATTAATAAATAATAAAAACATATCTAAACAATATATTTTTAAAAAAAAAGCAGTAAATGATTATCTTTTACAAGACATAGCAAAAATTGTATTAACAAAATTACAAGAAATTTTTGATAATAACAAAGAACTATTTACACAAGTTACACAGGTATTAATTGAATTACAACCAAAAGTAAATCAAAAAATGAAGTTTACTTCCCATATTATTTATGGTAAATTGGTTGAATTGTATTATAATACAAAAACAACAATACGATTTGTTCGCGCTGCACAAAAATTAAAAGCATATACTGGTCCAATTATAGAATGTACATTAAAAGGTAACTATGCTAAAAGAAAATGGTTAAGTATTCAATATTGTATTTGGTTTTTAACAAATAAATTTTCTACATCTGAAAAGAAATGGATTGAATACTTGAACCTATCAAATAAAAAAGATGATATGTGCGATGTTATGCTAATGGCAATTAATGGACATTATGGCATACCTAAAAAACAAATAACAAATAAGAATGGACATTGTATTAAATAATTTAATTTATATACTGGCAAAACTATATAAAAAATATAGCCAATCATCATATGTAATTGAATGATAAGGATTATAACTATATTTATTAATACTTTTTAAACTTTCTATTATTTCTATTTTAAATTCACTTTCAAATATATCAAACTTTTTTTTATTACTCCGTCTATTATAATTGTAATTTTGAGTGTGATAATTGTGATGTATTATAAATGACATTAAATGTGAAGAATTCATGCTGTTTAATACATATGGAAATTGATTCATTATTTCATAATATAAATCAATAATCGTATCTGTATAATTAGAAATAAATATATCAATCGGATCTTCATATGTATCATGCATATATTCTGTATCTATGTCATTATCATTTTCATAATTAATGTCATATTCATACTGAAATTCCTTTTTAAAATTAGTATTATTTATCATACTATATCGTGTTATTAGGTGTTAATTGTTTGTGTTAATTGTTTGTGTTATTAGGTGTTAACTGTTAGTGTTTATATTTGATTGCGTTTATTTTAATTTGTGTATGTTATTTTATATTTTATTTTTAGATTTAGTTATTTTTTATTTTTAAATAACAATTAATTTACAAAAAATAAAATTATTTTACTATGATATATAAAACATTATGGGCATACTAAAAATGATTCAAAAAAATGATATCCTTAAGATCGCATTAGTTGTTATTGCGATTTATTTTTTTATGAAATTTTTTCAACGAGAACAGTTAGAAAATGTCGCCCCTGAAGTTAAGGTAGAAGTTAAACCAGAAGTTAAACCTGTTGTTCAACCAGTTGTAAATGCCGACGTTAAAGCTCCTGTTGTTACTAAAGCCGACCAACAATCACAAATTGACAAAGTTGTTGGATGCCAAACCCCGTTATGCTCAACTGACCTATTACCTCAATATGATGATGCTAATGCATTTGCTAAACAAAATCCGGTTTCTAAACTTCTTCAAGAACAAAACTTTTTACAAGCTGGTTATCACATGGGCGTTAATACCATTGTCCAAAGTAATAAACTGCCATACTTAGATATTCGCTCTTGTCCTCCAATTCCAAAGCAAGAAGTTGGTCCATTTAACAATAGTTCATATGAACAGCCTGCCGGTGCTAACAGACGTTTCCTTGAAATTGGGTCTTAAATTGTTATTTTTTACAAAATTTGTTGATTTAAACATAAAATATATTTAAATCATATAGAAAGATTGATTATAAAATAGTTTTCCTGATTAATTTTTTGTAGGTAAAGCACATGTTTTAGATTTTTTTGAACATGCAGCTCTTATACTTTCATATTTATCTAATACATCTTTAAAGGGAATGGTAGGCACAGTTTTAAATGTATTTTTTTTAAATTGTGATAATTTTTCCTTGTATTCTTCTTTTGTAATTTTTTTATTTGCATATAATATAGAAAGGCGTTTTTTCTCATCATAATAACATTGGTTCTCTTGATTTAATAATTTATTATTTACTTTATCCTTCATTTGATATAACCAATACATTAATTCAATTCTTCCAATTAAATAATCTTCAATTGGTAATTCTTGTAAAAATTGTTTAAACGAATTTCTACAAAAAATGCATGGCATAACAATCGTTAAACTAGTCAATAGTTGTTTAAAATTATATCGAATAATAACATGTTCTGGTATAGAAAGATTTAATCTAAATGGATATGTTCCCATAATACTTGTAAAAAGAAAACTCCATGCAGCAGGACCCCAATGTTTTGTACTCATACCACTTTTACTATTATATATGGAATAATCTATATTTTTTGGTAATTCAATCATATTTATTAGTGTATATATATATACTAATAAAAAATAATTGTGTATTTAATATAATTAATTTAATGTTCGATTTTAATGAAATGTTTAACTGGAAATTTAATAGAGGCAGAATTATTAATTGCTTCCAAAACAATATATGCATGTTCTGAATTTTTAACATATTGTCTAATTTCTCCATTATAACCTTTATAATTATTTAAAGGACTATTTTCTAAGTGAATTATTCTTATAAAATCTCCTTTCTTATAATGCGTTGGATCTGTCATATTTGATTCTGCCATATTAGATGATTTGTTAGATGATTTATTTGATAATTTATTTGATAATTTATTTGATAATTTATTGTTTGATACTTTTTCTGGAGCTTTTTCTAGCACTTTTTCTGGATTTTTTTTTGATACCTTTTCTGATACTTTTTTATATGTATCTTTTTGTGTAATATGTGTATCATGTGTATCATTATTATCTGATTTTAAGAATTGAAAAAAATTCATCTTATTTAAAATTAACTAAAATTTACTTTTAAATAAGATGTTATTAACAATAATATATGTATTATGTTTATTATTAATTGGTATATGTATTTTTAGACCAAATGTTATTTTGTGTTTTATACTAAATATCATATCTACATATGTTTTTATATATAATATAGTTGTACATATGTTACCAACGGTTATTTATATACAAAAATATAAGTATACAAAAATACAAGAATGCGATACATGTTTAAATATGGAACATACGGAACATACAGAACATACCGAAAATACAGCGTTAAACTTAGATTTTACTGTATACGAGTTTTCTGTTAATAAAGATGGAAAATTTACAACTATTAAGATTATACAAGACAATAATAGTAGCGGTAGCGGTAGTGGAAATGATAGCGGTATCGGTGGTGATAGTAACGGTAGTGACAGTGATAGTAGCGGTAGTAGCGGTAGTGACAGTGATAGTAGTAGTAGTAATAATGTTAGTAGTGGTAACAGTAGTATTATTAGTAACAATAGTACATTTAATTATAACGAATATTTGAAAACGGTTGATTTAACTAGTATTAATATTATTAATATTTGTTGTATTTTCGGTATGTTCTGTATGTTCCGTATGTTCCATATTTAAACATG